TTTTCCAGGCCACTCTTGAGAGCATTTAACCTAGAACCCGACAAGGTACTCAAGACTGAGCAACAGGTAACTATGGAGATGCAACAACAACAGCAGGCTGCCCAGCAACAGATGCAACAGCAGGCACAAGCGGAACAACAAGCTCAGATGCAACAGTTGCAGGCACAGATGCAAATGCAACAGGCCAACATACAACTCCAATCACAAGCAAGCATCCAGCAAGAACAAAACAAAGCAGTGCTGGATGAAAAGCAATCCATTGGTGAAGACCAGCGCAAGATGGAGATACAGGAACGCCTTGAACTAATGAAACAAGGAAACGTACTGCATCCAACTAACCTGGAAAACACTAGCGTACTGCTACGAGAGCAAATGCAGCAAGAAGAAGCTGCAAGAGCAGAGCAAGAGATGATGCAACAGCAGCAAGAAATGGCTGCACTTGAGCAGCAGGAACAACAACAACTTCCACCACCTGAGATGCAAGGACCGCCACAGCAAGCAGGTGGACAAATTCCAGAAGATGTTCAACGTCAACTAGCTGAACAGGAACAGGCGGCAATGCAAAGAATGCAAGGTGGACCTGAAGCAAATCAAATAAGGAGACAACAGTTGGAGGAAAATGCCCCAAGATGATATGTTAAAGATGTTAATACAATCTCCAGGGTGGCACGTTTATAAAGAACTAATAGAGGAAAGGATTAATACTTCGTTTGAAGTTATCAAAACAAAGCAATTAATAGACCAGGACTCTATTGCCAGACACAACGTATCAATAGGAAAAATACAAGCATGGCAAGAAATGCTTGATATTGTTGAAAGTTAGTACTATTTTTTAATAAAGACCTCCACACCTGTCCAAGGAAGGGGTAAATTTAGTCAACCAATCCGCAACAGCGGGACATTGGAAGGAGTTATATGTCAGAAGAGGTGTCAGCAGAGGAACAAGTAGAAGAAACTACCGAAACCACTGATGAGGAACTTTGGGAAGAGCAGGAAGAATCTGAAGGAGATTCTGAAGAAACTGAGGGTACACCTGAAGAGGAGCCTGAAGAAGTAGCAGATGAGACTGAAGAAGAGGAACCTGAAGAACCAGAGCATGATTATGAAACACGCTATAAGGATTTAGAGCGAGAGTTTCATAAGAGGAATGAAGAGTCTGCTAGGTTGCGTGAAGAGTTTCAGGAGTTAAGACTCCGAAACGTAGAACAGCAACAGACATTAGAAAATGTTCAAAGGCAAGTTCCACAGCAAAAGGAACGTCCTGTAGATCCTACAGACCCTGAATCATTTTTTAATGATACAGACAAGCAGACGATGGAAGAGTTCAGTGAACTCTCTAGCACGTTCCGTAAGATGATTCAGCATGAGATGGCTAAGACTGGGATGACCCAGAGGCAAGCCGAAGCTGAAGCACAACAACGGTTACAACAGTTAGAGCAGTCTCAAAAAGAACAAAGCTATCAGCAATTCCTTGGTTACCATGAAAATTATATGCTCTCAAATGTAGGTGAGGATTATAGAGATTTAGATAAAGATCCAGCATTCCAATCTTTTGTATTAGCAAGTCCTGCGATGACAAAGATGATGACGGAATCAACTGATCCTATAGACCATGCATCTGTAATGCAGATGTATTTAAGCACCGATGAAGGAAAGGCCACATGGAGGCCGCCCAAAGAACCAATACAAGACACGAAGCGACAGTCTAGGAGAACCGCAGCAAGTGGACTCTTAGGTAATTCCGCACCAGTGAAAAGTAAAAACCCCGACAACATGTCGGATGACGAACTATGGGAGAGTATCCCTAACGATTAATATAGGAGTTTAGTATGGCCGCTTACGGTGGAACTGGATCAGTAACTGGACAGGCGTATGGTGATCTGAGCAAAAATGATGCCTTTACCATCCAGAAAAAAATGTTACCCATTGCAAAACGTCTTCTTACGTTTGCAAAATTTGCTCAGAAAGAAACGAAGCCCCAAAAGCAGGGATTAGAGATTAGGCACCGCAGATATGAGCGTTTCCCCATCGTGGACACGCCCATTGCAGAAGGCGTAACGCCTGATTTTTCGAGCCTTGAACATACAACCTTGATGCACACGCTCAAGCAGTATGGCTCGTATGTGAACACCACCGATGTAATGTTGGCGGCATCTACCGATCCTGTTTTAAAGGTGGTAACTGAAAGACAGGCCCAGCAAGCTGGAGAAACAATCGACTTTTTGTCGTACAAAGTTTTCCGTGCTGGAACCCAGGTAAAATATGTTGGAACCAGCGCAGCCGCTCGTACTGATGTAGACTTTCACATTGGTAACAAGGCTACCTTATTAGGAAGCCCTGGAGCCAATACTCCAACTACTGCCGCATTGCAAACTGCAATCCGTGCATTAGAAAGTAATGATGCTGTAAAACTCCGCAATAAGTTAAAGGCATCCGTCGGCATCTCAACTGAGCCGATCAGAGAATCATATATCGGGATCTCTCATCCTGACCTTCGCCAAGACATTCAACAACTCCCAGGTTTTGTCTCTGTAGAAAAGTATTCAGAGCAGGGCGATGCCATTGAAGGAGAAATTGGAAGTTGTGAAGGAATCCGATTCATTACCACAACCCAAGCAACTCCTTTCAAGGATGCTGGTGACACCAATGGTGTAGCCAACTGTGTATCTACTGGTGGTGTAAGAGCCGACGTTTACCCAGTAATCATCCTTGCACAAGATGCTATTGGTTGTGCGACCCTTGGTGGAATGGACAGTCTCCGTTCCAAAGTGGTCATGCCTAAGCCTGGACCTGGAGATCCTTTAGGTCAAAGAGGAACAGTAGCTTGGGATACCTTCTATTCTTGCATCATCCTACAAGACCTTTGGATGTATAGACTGGAAGTTGCCTGTACTAAACTGTCATAATCAGACAGTAATTAATCAGCCCTTCCAATGGAGGGGCTTACCTTTAATTTTAAACAAGAGTTAGAATATGGATTCTATAAAAACTAAGATTACATCTGTACCACAGATGTCAGGGTATAAGACCGTAACTTTTGCAGATGCGGCTGCTACTGGAGCAACTCATTCCGATGTTAGTTATATCAACATTCCTTGGGGAGCAAGAGTAGCAAGTGTTAAAGCGATTGTTCAAACTGCTTGGAACAACGTAACCAGTGCTTATCTACACGCTGGTTGGCCCGCAGGAACAGCACAAACTGGCGGTGCAACAGTTGCCGTTGATGTTGATGCCTACCTTGCAGGTAATAATCCTCTTCAAACGGTTAACACCTACATTACATCTGAAGCTAGTGTAACTAAGGCGGCTGGAATTATGGACGAGCCACCTTACAGCACTTCTTCAACGTATGGTGTTGAGTCTGATGAAAAAGTAGTTCCTGTAACGCTAGAGATTGTAAGTGCTGGAGGATCAGCCGCTACCGCAGGTCAATTCATTTGGTGGGTAGAATATATGTTTCCACCCAACATTGTTTGGACTCAAGCTGATTTGGCGTAACACATTATTCAGTATCTGGAGGTGGGCAACTGCCTCCAGTAAATTAACTCGGAGACAAGGAGAACTATGTCTGTAGCAGGAGGATTGCTCCCTAGTGAGCAACTACCAAAACAATCAAGACACTCATCTTATGTAGAAGCTGGTGAGGGTAAATTCGTCGTTATGCCTAATGGCATGAAGATGGCCGCAGAGTGGAAAAAGGGAGATCCAGTACCAGAAGGTTTTGCTGTAATCAATATAGATTATGGACACAACAATACAGAGATGGGACCAGTTCCAGTAACGCACGGTGATTGGACTCTAGTGATTCCAAGAGGAACCGATAGGATCGTACCGTTGCAACACATGAACATACTGAATGATGCTGTTACTACTGATTATTTTCAACGTGACTTATCCCAGTCGCTGACTGCCAGGAGTAACAGGCGATTTAACTTTAATGTAGTAAAGTGGCCTAAAACTGGTAAGAAGGCAGGAGCAGAGTTTGATTCAGACTCTGAGCCTATAACGAAAGCCGCATTGGAAGACACAAAGGAGCGTCATGAGGTTATTGACCTTAACCAGGATTAATGAACCGAAAGCAATTAAGGGAGCGAGTTGAAACATTACTACAAGATCCAGCAAATAAACATTGGTCTGATGGTGAAATAAATTCTTACATCAACGATGCTCTTAACGAATTTACCAGGATAGTTCGCTATCCACAGGTTGAGGGATATGCGACTAACGGATCTTCTACCAATGATCTTGGAGAAGCAACCAAGACTGGTACGCTCAGTGTAGACGGTAAAACGGCTACGATTACATTCACAAGCGATCATGGGTATTCTGATGGTGATGCTATTAAAGTATTTGATGGTGCGCCTACAGAATTCATTGGTACGTTTATTGTGCGTGTTCCATCCTCTACAACCATCTCATATAAGGTATCATTGGGTGAAGCTGTTACTGATGCTTCAGTCAGTGTTTTCCGTATTGGTCCTAATTTTACTATACCTTCGACAATAGCAGAAATATCTTCTGTATCCATTGACGGAAGAGAGCTTTCTGTATATACCGAATCAGAACTGAATGCTGCCGCATCATCACGAGGCTACAAGTATTTTATGCTTGAGTCATCAATGGGATTTCATCCTAATGCTTTTACTTCCCCAGTAACAAGCATAGACAATACTCCAAGGTGGCGTGAACAAAACGGATCAGTAGAAGCTGCCATATTCAATAATAGGACAGCAAGTACGTTCAGGATCTTTCCACTTCCAAAAGAAAATAAAGACCTCTACGAGGACAAGGATGCAACATCCAAAGTATTTCTTAGACTAAAAGTAAGAGGCGTTCCCAAGGATAATTCGTTAGCAACAGACACATCATCTCCTCAAGTCAATTCCTACTGGCACGAAAGCATCGTCTGGGGCACTTTGGAAAGAGCATACCTAAAGGAATCTCAACAGAGGGACACAAACAAGTCAGCATTCTATAGACAGAAGTTTCTGGAGAATGCTACACAAGCGAGTACAATGGAGGGAATGACATCAGGTTCTATATCTGAAGGCCGTAACCAATCAGGATTTAGAGTGAATAGATATTTGTGACAAAAAAGGGAATGATGTGTGACAGATTTTCAGATAAAAATGGCTATAATGAATCAACTTGTAAAAACATTAAATGCAAGTGTTCTAACTGTACTTGCACCCCTTGTATTTGTACTGAAGAAGATCCTTGCGGATGCAACGATAAGAGACTTATAGAACTTCGTGGAGGACAATAATGCCAGGATACCACTCAGCCCCAGGAAAAGAAGGATTCCTTGGAAAGCTATACAAGAAGAAAAAGAAGAAATTTAGAATTCCACAAGCAATTACAGGAGTTAAAGGCTAATGCGTTATGTAGACCAATCCACAGCAAGAATGACAGGTGGTAGTATGGGTTCACAGATGTTAGGCCAGCAAGCCCAAAGAGGACCGCAAGCTGCTGGTAGAGTATTAGCTGGTGGTGGACCTCAAGGAGGAGGTGGTATGCAACCTGTAGGCTTTATTCAAGGTAATCTTTCTGCACAAATTATAAAAGCTCCTGAGCAGAATCAAAGTCAGATGATGGGCCAACAGGCAGGTCTAGTAGGTCAACAAGGTCTTCACAATGAACTACGAACTGGGGAGTTAGCAAAAGCTAATATGAGGCCGCAGGAAGGAGGTGGTCGAGGTTTAGCAGCACAGATAGCAGAACAACTGGGCCAACAAATAAGGCAAGGCCAATTAGGTAGTAGAGGTTCCCAAGGTATGTTAGGGGCACAAGCAGACATGCCTGACCCCCAACGCCAATCCTTCTTAGGCCAAGGACAAGCCCAAGGCAACGCCTTTGCCAACCAGAGTGCTGGTACAATGCTTGGTCAAGCAACAGGTCATGATGGAGCAACAGGAACATCAGGGACGATAAGAGATGCTCCAGCAAGAAGTTTAATGGATGAAAGACTTCAACAAGAAATGGCAATGCGCCGACAGGCTGACGCAGGAGGCGGCGGTATGTTAGGCGGCAGAGGATTCTTTGGATAAAGGAGGAAAATGAGTCAATTAAAAGAAAGACTAAAAACCAAATACAAGAAAAAGCCTGATATAACAGTGCCTGATCTTGAGGATGAACCAACGAGGACTTCTGATGAACAAAGAGAAGACCGCAAGATCATAAAGAGAAACAAAAAGAGACAAGCGGCTAAAAAGGCTTCAACGGATGCAGAAAAAAAATCAGTAGCCCCAATCAAAAGGCGACTAAAGAATAAAGGTAAATTGAATATGCAAGAGATGTTATCTGGAGCAACTGCATCAGATGAGCCTCGTAAAAAGATAAAAGGTCTTTACGGAGATTGGCTAGGATAATATGTCAGCAGGAGTCTACCACATTGATATAGAGCAGGGAGGAGATTTCTCACTTGCAGTAACTTACAAGGATTCAGCAGGAACAGTCTTTGATCTGACTTCTGGTTATACTGCAAGAATGGATATTAAGGAGTCTTACCTTGACACTACAGCAATTGATAGCTTGACCACAACATCAGGAGAAATTACTCTATCAAGTGGAACCTCAATAACTTATACTGGAACGATAACGATTGATGCAAGTAAAAGTGTGGTTACTGTTACTATCAGCGCAGGGGAACATGGTTATGTTACTGGAGACTTCGTTAATATTAGTGGGGCTGCTCCTAATGAATACAATGGGGCTTTTGAAGTAACTTCAACACCAACCGCATCTACATTCACTTATGATGCTGTTGCTGGAGACACAATTACGGATTCATCAGTAAGTTTTTATAAAATAGTAAACAATATACAAGTAGACATTGGACATGGTACTACGACAGCCTATGATTTTGACCAGGCATTTTATGATCTGGAACTTAGTCAATCTACAACCTCTACAAAAATACTCAGAGGTAAAGTCAATCTTATTAGACAGCTAAATGTATAATGGCCGCTAATCAAGTAACAGTCGCAACTCCTGGTCCTGCTGGACCAACTGGGTTAATTTATGAGGGTGCATGGACCCTTAATGATGTATATCAAGTTAGAGATTTAGTCAGATTTACTGATAACAATCTATACGTCTGTAACACCCAACATACAGCCTCTAATAGCAATACCCCTGTCTTAAATACAGAGATATGGTCTTTATTCATTAACGGTGATGATGCTTTCCAGTGGGCAACTAAGGCACAATTCACACTGATAGGAGATTCAGTTGGGAATACTGGATACAGTGCATTACATCAGGCATTACAATCTAAGAACTGGTCAGAACTTACAACAGATGCTGTTAGAAATGATACAAATACAGCCGATGTAGGATACTCATCAAAGTCTTGGGCAGTAGGTGGTACAGAAGTTACTACAACAGCAAGCAGAGGGGCATCTAAGGAATGGGCAACGACAACAAATGGGCCAGTAGATACATCTGAATACAGTTCAAAAGCCTGGGCTATAGGAGGCACAGGAGTCACAACTACAGGTTCAAGAGGAGCCGCAAAAGAATGGGCAACTACCACAGGTGGTCATGTAGATACAAATGATTACTCTGCAAAAGAATACGCCATTGGCACAACAGCAACATCATCTAAGACTTACGCAACTAAAACTAATGGCGCAGTTACTGGTACTGATTTTTCTTCAAAGGCATGGGCAGTCGGTGGAACTAATGTAACAACAACCGCCAGTCGTGGAGCAGCAAAGGAATGGGCTACGACTATTGGAGGGCAGGTAGACACTTCTGAATACAGTGCAAAAGAATGGGCTATTGGGACAACAGTTCCATCTGGTTCATCTAAGGAATGGTCTACAAATGCTGGTAGCGCACAAGTAGCTTCAGGACAGGGTTACTCTGCTAAGGCATACGCACAAGATGACTCTAATGATATTGGTTCATCTAAAGATTGGGCAATGAAGACCAATGCTATTGTTAATTCAGTAGATGGGTCATCAAAAGCATGGGCTGTTGGTGGTACAGGTGTTACAAGTACTGCATCTAAAGGGGCATCTAAGGAATGGGCTACTACAACTGGAGCAAAAGTTGACGGAGGCTCAGGTGATTACAGTTCTAAAGAGTATGCCATAGGAACAACAGCAACCTCCTCAAAGACCTATGCAACCAAAGTAAACGGTGCTGTTACTGGCACAGATTTTAGTTCCAAAGCATGGGCGATTGGAGGAACAGATGTAACTTCAACTGCAAGTCGTGGTGCCGCAAAGGAGTGGGCAACAACTACAGGGGCTAAGGTTGATGGGAATTCTGGAGATTACAGTGCCAAAGAATATGCAACAGGGACAACAGTAGCAACTGGCTCATCTAAAGATTGGGCACAAAAAACAAGTGCCGCAGTCGATACCACGTTTTCCGCAAAAGAATATGCTCAAGGTACTCAAGCCAGCACTGGAGGTTCAGCCAAAAATTGGGCCACTCAGACAGGAGCAGATGTTACTGGTGGATCATCAGGCGATATGTCATCTAAGGAATGGGCGATTGGAACTTTAGGAAGGGGTGTTGCTTCAGAAGGATCTTCAAAAGACTGGGCAACTTATGTTTCAGGAACAGTAGACAATGCTGGATATTCAGCAAAAGAATACGCATTAGGAACCCAGGCATCAACTGGAGGATCATCAAAGTCATGGGCACAGGATGCAGACCAAGTAAATGGAGCAAGTACAAATGACCGCTCTGCCAAGGCTTGGGCACAGGGAGCAAGCATGACTGGAGCAACACTTGGGGGTTCAGCAAAAGACTGGGCACAAACAGCAGAAGACAGTCAGGTTAACGGTTCAGAATATTCAGCAAAACACTATGCCGCCAAAGCATCTGCCAGCGCAGCAGGAGCTTCTGGAGCAAGCATAGCTATGGCAATCGCACTCGGATAAAATTATGGCTAATACATTTAAAAACGCATTTGTAGAAAATGTAAATCACTCTGCGAATGCCACAGTTCTCACAGTCCCAACAGGGAATGCATCAAAAGCAGTCTTAATAGGATGTCAGCTTTCAAACTCTGGTAGTTCAGAAATAAAAGCAGATGTTGTCCTTTACGACTATAGTGCTTCTACAAATGAAATTACATTGATTAAAGAAGTAGCAATCCCTGCAAATAGTATGGTATCAGTACTTGCAGGTGATAAAATAATACTGGAGGAACAAGACCAGTTAAGAGCAAAAAGTGATACTGCATCAGCATTAAACGCATTTGTTTCATATTTATTAGTAGATAACACATGAGGTATGTAGGAGCCTCACCAACTTCGTTTGGTGAGGACAGGAAAAAATACGTTGTTGGATCTGGCGGTGTAAGTGCTGGAGATACTGTTTTCAGCGTCAGTTATGACGAAGGAAAGATTGATGCCTATCTTAATGGTATCAGACTTTTCCCAGACACAGACTTTACTAGAACAGCAAGTGGGGTTGGGAGCAATATAACGCTTGCATCAGGAGTAGGAGCAGGAGATGTTCTTGAACTTTTCGGATTACAGGGCGTACATGGTGGTAACGGACTGGTTGAAGATCGGTTTATTGTTGGTACTAGCTCCACTGGTTCTGGTGGCAGTTACACTAATAGTACTACTGTCTTTCCTACTGCTAGTAATGTTGGAGATACTGTCAGCGTTTGGAGAAACGGTGTCAAACTGGTACACACAACTGATTTTACAATTCAAGCATCGGCATCAACAGTAACTCTTGGTTCAGCGGCTACAACGGCTGACGAAATCTGTATTCAAGTTGTAGGAATCGTTACCAGTGCGAACTTTATTCCTAAAACTGGTGGAACCTTTACTGGTGAAGTTGTAGCTCCTACCTTAAAACTTTCTTCCAACGTAATCAAAGCATCAGATGGTGGCTCTACCATCACGCTAGATACTTCAGATAATGTAACGATAGCTGGCGGTTTAACTGTAACCCAAGACTTCACAGTAAACGGTACGACTACAACCGTTGATACCACAAATACAGTTGTTAAAGATTCACTCCTTGGATTAAACAACGGAGCGACAAGTAACACTAACGATTGTGGTTTAATTATAGAACGTGGTTCCACGGGGAACGATGCCCTATTTATGTGGGACGAGTCGGAAGATAAATTCACTTTAGGAACATCAACCTCTACAGCATCTAGTACAGGCAACCTAAACATTACTGTAGGGACTTTAGTTGCGAATATTGAGGGCGTTGGCACACTTACTTCAGCCACGATTTCTGGCGATCTTACAGTTGATACAAGCACGTTAAAGGTTGATTCAACGAATAATCGGGTTGGGATGGGGACTGCCTCACCTGCCAATGACGTAGAAATTGGTGCTTACTCAGGAGATAAAACGCTTTGCCTTACATCTGGTACGAATGGTAATACCTATATACGGATGAATGATGGCGATTCGAGTGAAGGCATGTTCATCAAAACTACTGGTGCTGCTTCGATAGCAGGTATGTCGATGAATTTTGGTAGACGCTGGGGAAGTGATGATACCAAGGTAACTATCTTAGGTGATGGAAAAGTTGGGATTGGGACTGCTAGTCCAAATGCAAATGCAAAACTAGATGTTTCAGCTACTGGTTATTCATTATTGAAGTTCACTTCAACAGATAGAACTTCGGGAGCACTTTCACATAGAACTGACGGTTTTGGATTAGAATCTGATGGAGAACTTGTTTTAGTACCTGGGGGATCTGGAAATGTAACAGTAAACTCAGGAAACATAGCATCATCAACCACAGGGAAATTTCAACAAAAAGGAGCCTTCATGCAAAGCTCGACTCATCAAGCACTTACATTAGGATATTAACATGGCTATACCAAGCGGAAGCGGAACAGAGGTTCTAAAACGAGCAACTAAACACGCAAACAATGCCGCCAATTTTACCATTCTAAGTGGTACTGCAAATCATATTTACACAATTATTTCAATCATTTGTGCAGAAGAATCAACTGCTTCTGGAACAATAAGTATAAAAGTAAATGATGGAAGTAACGATATTAAATTGGTTCCAAATCTAACTCTTGGTTCAAGGGAAAGCTTTGTTTTCAATGATAAATTCGTGCTGGAAGAAGACGACGATTTAATCGTTTACAATACTCATTCTAATTGTGATTGGTATGTAAGTTACATAGACCAAGACTGGACATAGGAGAGACTCATGAGTGGAATAATTGGACAGGTAGGTGCTAGGTCAGGGATTGTAGGATCGACTACGGATAGTACACAGTTAGATTACGAGGAAGGAACATTCACACCAACATTTTTAACAGGAGGTTCAGCTTCTTCAACTCTTGATTCTGCTTATGGTTTCTATATAAAAATTGGTAATTTTGTTTCTGTTTTTATTAGAATTAATATTACATCTGGCGGGGGAAGTGGAAATATAACAGTTTCGGGTCTACCATTTACGTCTATATCATCAACTGGTTTCGTAACAACAGGAGTAATTGTAACAAGCAATATAGATGCGTCTGGGGAGATGCCATACATTGCTGAAATGTCTAATAGTTCAACAACATGTGCGATGAGAACAGTAAGAAGCGCACAATCAGGTTCTTATAATAGTATGACTATTTCTAATATTGGAAATAGTTCAGAATTAAGTTTTTCGCTAACTTATTTGACATAGAAACATGGCACTTACTAAGCAAACAATAACAGACAAAATCGAGACAGTTAAAGTTCAGGATCACTTTGTACTTCAGATTCGTGAGGACAAACAGGTCTTGGAGGATGGTGTGAAACTAAGTGGGACTTACCATAGGTACGTTCTTCAACCAGATCACGATGTTTCCACAATAACTGATCCTACAATTAAAGCTCAGTTTGAAGCAGTAATGACTGACGAAGTAAAAGACAACTACACTAAATTCTTAAAAGATAATGAGCCGAAGTAACGACTTAGCAAGCCTTGCAGACGAAGCAACAGGGGGTATAACCAAGGGTGAGGTTGGCCTTGGTAATGTAGACAACACGGCTGATGCCGATAAGCCTGTCTCGACTGCCACGACAACCGCCTTAAACCTAAAGGCTAATATTGCAGGCCCAACTTTTACTGGTACTGTGGGTGGGGTGACAAAGACTCATGTCGGATTAGCAAACGTAGACAACACCGCAGACAGTGCGAAGCCTGTTTCTACTGCACAGCAGACAGAAATAAATAAGTTTGGGTATCAAGGCGAACCCCACATCATTCCTGACGTTCTGTATCCTGCTGTAGCTGGGAAGTTACTTGATGGGACTACTTCGCACTCTGGGAACTACGGAACTGCACAGTCTGATAGCCGTAAATACTACTACACAGACATCAAGGGCAGTAAACCCATCAAAGACCCTAGAATCGGGGCGCATTTTGGGTCACAACGGCACAAGTTTAGATCATTACAATTACTTGAACAAGAGACTGCTACTCACGGAAGTGATGTTTATTCTATAGATGGTAGGGAGTGGTGTAGGGCAGTACAGGTAGGTACTACCCCTAAAATTATGAATGATGCTAGAGGGACTGATATTTTAATGTACACAGATAATTTTATTGAGGTTGTAGGTTATTTCAATGATATGAATTTTATTGCGTGGACATGGACTGGAAGCCAATTTGAGTATTCAATGGATGGAGGTAGTTATAGTACTAGTAATTTTGGGGTAACTAGTGTTACGAACCCATTAACTGGGAGATTTGTAGATGCAGGTTCTGTCGTAAATTTAGGCATCAACTCTTCTTTAGGCATTCATACTGTTAAGCTCAAATTTGAAAGAGCTACTGGCAGTTCTGATATATACGGCATCGAACTAATCGCCCAAGACACATCCAACCGCAGTAACATACAGATCCCTAGTCAGAATGTAGTTTCTTATGGGAAGAAGTTTACTGTCTCTGGGACTCCGCATTACAACCCTTTTGCTTATGCGGAGAACGGAACAACCGCAGTAGGTATTCCGAATGGAACCACAAACGGAGGGTCTGTTTCAGGTGGGTGGGCTTCAGGAGGATCGTCAACGGCTGACTATTTTGATTCAACATTAGATGTAGATAGTTCTCTGGGGCTATCTGCGTGGGAGTTAAATTCTCGTTTCTATAGGCCGATAAATGGTGGACGGATCGTCAAATGGGTGGACTCTAGTGGAAGCATTAAGACATCAGTAAACATGATGCCTCCTTCCGCAAAAGCGGTTGGGAGTCATAGTGGTAGTGCTAATGCTACAGGAACTGATTTTACGAGTACATATCTTCCTGTTTTTAGTTCAGGAGATCCTGACCACTCACAGGCAGAAGTAGCGAAGACATGGCATTGGAGAGAGTTTGGGAATGGAAACGCCAATGGTGGGACTACTGGAACCTACAAAGATGCAAGTATGCTTGCAACTACGGCAAGTGATATTGCCTATGTGATGGACGATGGATTAACGAGTTTTAGTGCTGATGATATAAGGGTTTGGGCTAATTTAGATGGAGATCCAACTTTAGGCGGAGATAAATCTGCTTATTTTACTTTTATTGGCACAGGACTAACATTAAAAAAGACTCTAAATCAAGGTACTACAGCAAATGCTATAGATGACGGAACTTATGCTCAAAATCTCTTCTATGGTACTCATGTATGCCAATATACTAGAGATGATAGTAGTGGTGATACAATAAAAATTGATGGAGTAACAGTTCATACTGACTCTTCAACTAATGGTTATCTGGGAAGTAAAGAATGGACTATTCACCAACCCAAGAAGCCCCCAATTCCAGAGGATGCTGTGGTTCTCGCAGACTATATGTTAATGGCAGATTTTGTTCCGCAGACAAGTGCAGGAATAGATAAAATATCAAAAGGTGTTCGTTTTGGTTCTGCTAGTAGAGATGTGCTTTATGACAAAACAGCAGGAATTCAACAGACTACCCCATTTGTCCCTGATCCTACAAATTCACATTTTGGTGATTCATATTGGCTTGGCAATAGTAGTGGGATGGTAGGTACTAGAAAAATAGTCTGTTTTGGTGATAGTTTTGTTGTTACTTGGAGACAAACCAATAATGAAGTACCTGAATCGTTTGTAATTAATGCAGGAGCAGATGGTACTACAGATTTAACTAATTATACTAGGGCTAGTAATTCGGCTGGGTCTAGTGGTGCTGTTGCAACTAATGGGACAGTAACAAGAAATAATGGTACATCAGTAGGTAGTTATATGACTGCGGTTGCAGGAGCATCAGCCCTATTAGGTGTGCAAACCATTAAAGCAACTTCTACTCATTCTAGTAGTGGTAAATACGAATATGCAATCCAAGTAGGTATTCATACCCCAATCCACACTTCGTCACATTACCAGAGCTTCGAGACACCCCTCTTGCACGAGCTAATCGGAGGCGATAGGAATATGGAGCAGACGAATTTAGTCGTGTCTCCCGATGGGAAGACTTGGGACGAGGTAACGAGGGATACGAGTTATTTAGGGAATACTGTTGTAAGTACAAACTATGGAACGCAACAAACTGCCGTTTCTGAGCTTACACCAGACGATTGGAGAGGATCACCAAGTGCAGGGTCAACTGGGCAAGTGTACTTCAATAAGGATTTTGCAATTGCCTATGATCGAATGATTTGTTTGGTAGATGGGCAATATGAGATAAGTGCTATGACCGTTGCGGTTACAAGTG